TTAGGATTAGGGTTAGGGGTTAGGATTAGGGTTAGGGGTTAGGATTAGGGTTAGGGGTTAGGATTAGGGTTAGGGGTTAGGATTAGGGTTAGGGGTTAGGATTAGGGTTAGGGGTTAGGATACCCTCTCGCCCTCCCTAAAAACTCCCCCCTCGGGGGGTGGGGGGGGGCCAATTACTCACCAGTTCCAGACAGATTGTCACGTACCCATTCATCGAGCTCCGGAACTCCTGCAGTGCTAAGGCGAACGGACGCGGGGTGCTCGTACACAACATGCGGGGGTCGATAGTGCCATTCGGCATAGGATCGCAGCGACTGGAAGTTGCAACAAAGCGCTCGTGGTGCCAGCTCTCGAACAAGGTCCCAAAACTCGTCAACAGTTGGTGTATGTGCGATTTGAGACCAGACAGAGTCAGCTCCCTGAATCTGATCGTCGATGACGGGACTGAGCCCTCCTGCAACAACGTCGCCGTCCTTGATTGCATAGTCGAGCATCTTTTGCGGTGTGCGACCGCATGGTGTAATATTCGGGTGGTGGCCGTCAACATCGAAGCGTCGAGGGTTTCGGATGTCGACCTTTCGGCCGAAATCCACGAAAGCGTGGTAATGAATACCTCCATCAGCATGATTTTCTCGTCCAATGAGACACTCAGCTGGAAATGACGTAATAACGTCGTGTATAACCCATGGATCCAGCTCGTCTGCCTGGGAGTAGGTGAGGAGGACATAGCGGGCGCAGATGCGAAAGCGTGGCTGAGTCATAGTTCCGCTGGCGATGGCAGGATAACATTGTCTGCCATCCGCCAGCGGATAGCGGAAGGTCGTCGGTCTATTTAAGCACCTCGACCCCCCCGTTTGGGGTCCGAGCGTCTTCCTCCTTTCATCAAACTTGTTAGTATCCTTCAACCTCTCATGAATCCCGGTTGCGCGATTTTTGCCAGCGAATCATGTCGACACGTGGTCCACACCCCTCAGCTGATTGGTCATACGTTCACGTGTCATCGAATCATTCGACGGAGAGTGCGACTACTGAAGCACATTGCCCCACATGCCGCGCAAGTTTCGGAGACGTTATGGCCGGACGCGTGCGTCTCGCCGCCGCCGTCTTTTTCGCAAGGCAGCTGCAGCTCGAGCTGGAAGAGCTCGCAAATATCTTCGGCGTACCTCTCGCCGGCGCATCTTGAATATCGCCACCATCAAAAAACATGACAACATGTTGCCACACGTGGCAACACCTGATGGGGTAGTCACCCCAGGGCATATCACCACCGGCACCGGCTTTACGTCATTGTTTATGCCTACTGCTCGCAAGTTGGCCTATGACGCAGTTGGTGAATCTGACCGCAATCGTCAGGTGACGTATGCGGTGGGGTACAAGGAACGCGTGGAGATCAACATCGTTGGGGGTGGAGTTTGGAAGTGGAGACGTATCGTGATCCTTTTCAAGGGACGCGAGTTGTACGAGGAAAATACGTGGCTCGCTCCCTATTTCGACAAAACAAGCGACGTCCGGGGCTGTGACATGGTACGCCTCATTTGTCAGCCCCCTAGTGCCCAACGTCAAGAGATTAGGCGAGTGCTGTGGGACGGTTCCGAAGGCCTTGATTGGTCTTCGGAGTTTACGGCTAAAGTAGACACGTCCCGCGTCACTTTGCTCTACGATCGGACATTCACTTTCAACCCGCGTAACGAGAGCGGGTATTCTCGGACTTTCAAGTTTTGGCACCCCATACGTCGGACTCTTGTTTACGATGAGGACGAGGAAGGCGGAGTCGTAGACTCGGGTGGGTCATATGTTTCGGTGAAGGGCAAGGCAGGCTGCGGTGACATGTATATCTACGACATTGCATATCTCGCAGTTCCTGCCGCCGCGGGCAATGCAGCACTCACGTTCAATCCGGAGGGAACGTATTATTGGCACGAGCGTTAGATTAGACAATGAGAGATTGAGTCAGATGAACTATGGTACAATTTCCCCGCAACCAATTGATGTCCACGTGGCCCACCTCCTCTGGGTCTTCGTTCATGCACCAGATGGTGGGCCTCCCCCACGTGATGGTTGTCTTGCCACGGTATTTGTCGGTGACGGTGAAGGTTTGTTGGGCGCCAAGCCAACCCTTGTAGGCGGGGAAGAATTGAAAGTTCCCCTGGATGTCATCCATGACTGCGTACTGTGCGTCTTCGATGTCGGCTTTGACATCGTCGACGTTGAACTGTAGGCAGCAGTAGATGTGACGACCCAGTGATCTAGCCCACAGAGTTTTGCCTAGACGCGTCTCACCCCACAGGATCAGGCTTCGAGGACGTCCTGCTGCAGACGAGGGTTAGGATTAGGGTTAGGGGTTAGGATTAGGGTTAGGGGTTAGGATTAGGGTTAGGGGTTAGGATTAGGGTTAGGGGTTAGGATTAGGGTTAGGGGTTAGGATTAGGGTTAGGGGTTAG